CTGGGCAGGATTATTTAGACAAGTCGTATACAACCAAGTTCAGGACTACATGATAGGTCAAGTGTCTCAAAGTATTAACGAAAATATCAACCAGAGGACGAATAGACCAGTAGGGGTCCAGTTTGGGCCAGCAATTTAGTTATTGACAAGATGTTGTGTCATAACGCAACCATTAGACAGGTATTGGCATCGCATAGTTCACATTATGCGAATTACAATGCCTTAAAGTTGAAACGGAACTTAAAGGAATGAAAAAGTGGCATATACATACCGCCCTCGTACTCGCACTACTTATCGTCGCAAGCCTACTGCTCGCCGCATGTCAGCAGCAACCCGACGCGCAACCGAAGCAGCATTTAAACGCGGAGTTAAATCCGGAATGCGGAAACGCGGAAGCTACAGCCGTCGTAGTTATTTCTACCGATAAACTCGAAGTTGTTCGCGAGGACGACATCATCGATTGGATGAATCAGACAGGCCGACAAAACTAAAGCCTCTCCCATGTCGGCCCAACTCGGGGGTAGGTGATCCCCTACCCCCTTTTTTTTTAACAGGAAAAAGAAAATGGCAAACTTACAACGTCAAATGAGAAAACCCCGTTTTGTTATTGGAAACACCGGCAAATTCGGGCGTCTGCAACCATTTACATATTCAATGGTTTTCGCAGGAGAAACACAAAAAGAGATTAAGGCTCAACTAAACTTTATGTCAGAGCCAATCAATGTGGCGCAGTCAGGCGCCACCATTGATGTATGGTTTTATTATGTACCATATTCACTGATTTGGTCAAATTTCCAAACGTGGGTGATGGGTGATACTACAGACACACTTGATGGTACATATAATTCAAATGGTCAAAGTATATGGGGACGATCAGATAATGATCAAGGTTTTGGTGTGTTAGATCATGCTTTGCATCAAGCATATATCAAAGTAGCAAATCATTACTTTAGAGATGACGAAAATCAAGTAACATCAGCGACAGCACCACTATCGCTACCGATTGTAGACCAATCAGCAGAGACAACAGGTGATGTAGATTTAGATGCAGAAGACGAAACTATAGACGTATCGTCAGGTACATTGTCGTTAAAAGAGCTAGAGCGCAAACGCGCGACATTGCGTTATGAACGTCGTGTTGAGATGATGGACGGTAAGTACATTAATTGGTTGAAAAACCAAGGTGTGAACGCAAATGAAACATTAGCTGAAATACCAGAGTTTTTGGGTCATTATCGTCGATATATTAAACCAAGTAGAACAGTAGATCAGTCAAATGGTTTTACGGTTCAGCACTATGGACACGAATGTAAAATAAAACTAACAAAACGTCGTTACTTCCAAGAGGCGGGTTTAGTTATTGGAGTTTATTCAGTACGACCGAAGGTACACTTGCTAGGTGGACGCGATATATCAGGATCCATTTTCAACGATCCAAAGCAATTTCCACAAGTTGGACAACTAGCAGAGCATAAGCAGATCCGAGATCCATCAGGAAATTCATTAGGTGGTTACGAAAACGAAACAGATGGAGCTCCTAACACATATATGACGATAGACGCATCATTGTGGAAAGGAAGACATCACGCGTTTAATGTAGATAGTGATTATATTAAGTCACATGATCCTAGTGATGATGAAGATGCAATGTACCCAACGACAGCTTGGGACGCTATGTTAGTTACATCACAAGAAGGCCATTACGCCGTAGACGGTGTAATGAGTCACTCATTAGTAACTCCACTTCGCAAGCTTCTACCAGCGTAAGCAAAAGCCCCCAACCCAACCCCATTTATTGGGTTGGGGGCGTGTACTTGATATTAGAAGCACAAGTGACACCGAAACATGTTTGGAATTTCACATCCCAACACCGAGTTCTCGACAATACGGTCACAAGTAGGAGAGCAACTTGAACAGCGGGGATTACCCGCCTGCGAAAATCCAGTACCCCTCCCCCATTTTGATACAAGAGGGATATTGATAGATCATTCATACGGCCCCTGCAGAAAATGCAGCGCATGTATGAAACGCCGACAATATGATATAGCGGTAAAGAGTGCCGCAGAATATTGGCGCGCGGAGAAGACGTGGTTTATCACGCTCACACACACGTCAGTGCCTTGGTACGACAAAGTAACCAAGGAATGGAAAAATCCGAAAGCATTAGATGAGACCTTCTGCCACGTAACAGAAGAGCCTGATTACAGTGACGTTCAGAAATATCTGAAACGTATAAGGAAGAAGTCCGATCTAAGATATATAATAACAGAAGAAGAAGGATCAGAGCATGGACGAACACATTGGCATATGCTCATATTTGGTAACAGTAGCATCACGGCAAGACAGCTCAAAAGACAATGGTCTTATGGAAACGTTAACTGCAAACTGGCTACAGACCCTCATTGCGGACACTATATCGCAAAGTATATCGCAAAAGGAGGAAGACTTAGAATGTCCCAGGGTTTCGGTGCGACGAACTACTTGTTCGACGAAAAAGGTAGTAGATATAGCCTCGACGCTGATCACTATGAGCGGACCGGAGAGAAGACAGGCATATTGGCTATTATCCCAGATGGAACCGCCTATCTCGGTAAACGTGGAACCGAGCTTAACGCAACGGGAGTCCAGTGCGTTAGAGCAGAAGAAGCCAAGCAAAGAGTATGTAGCTTGGACAATGCGGGCGATATCCCTTGGTGATTATGTCGCCCCTAAAGTGGTCTCAGAATTAATTGAGACCGTGAAAGAACATGGATGTGAATAACATCGTTACAAACCGAAGGAGTGGTTAGCCAACCAGACCGAAGGCACTGCTCCTTCAAATGCACATGAAGAAGGACGCCACTAACGACTACATCGTACGGGGGTACCTTTTAAACTTAGGAGATTAAAATGGACCCTCTGGTAAAAAATGGTGTGCCACAAAGGCCACCAGTTCGACCACAACCTAGCCCAAACCCAGTAAAACGGGGCATACCCGCTAACAAGAATGCGCCGCCCGCGCAGAACTGGGATTGGGGGCGCTCACCAACAGCGCCGACAAGGAATCCCTTGTACAATGTCGGAGGGTTTTTATTACGGCGATTGTCTACAATCGCCGGTCCGTTGTTGATACCAAGCAACAACTTTGAAGACGAGCAGTCTAAGTTGACAAACCCGATTATAAGAAATGACATTGTTACACCTGAGGCAATGGAACGGGTTCCAATGTTTGGCACCGAAGTGTTGGTATCGCGGGGGTTGCCAGATTTCATCTATGATAATCTGGCTAATTACGAGTTCGGGTTGGAGTACGACACGGCTCCACAAATGGCATTACCAATGCCGCCAATGGCACCAAGGCTCGATACGACGCCGCCAGTGACGTCAACAGCCACGTATTCAGATATAGCACTAACGTGGCAACGCGCCTACGAAGCGATTAGCCAACAATATAGCGTATTAAGTAGGCGACACGAACTCGATTGGTATGCAAACGCGCTTGAAGCACCAACAGCACCAAGTTTTACCGCTCCAACCGCACCAACATTTACATACACACAACCTAGTTTTACAGGATATTGGAATCAACCAGTTCCAGGTGTACAGCCACAATGGTACGGTCCAATCCCAGGTATTAATGATCCAAATTATGCGGATTGGTTAGCGTATAACCAAGCTTTAGTTGCATGGATTAATTATAATAATGCCTATCAAGCGGCATTAGCTCAGTATAACAGCGACTTAGCAGAGTATAATGATGCATTAGATGAATATAATGATGCATTAGAAGAATATGAGATAACCGAAGCACGTATCGCAAAGAATACGACAGCTTACGAGTTTGGTTTGCTATGGAATTATGGCCCAATAGGGACTAATGCCAGAACCGCAGCAGGAGCAACACCAAGAGGACGCTCAAGGCCGCAATACGACCGTAAAACAAAGTCAGCAAAACTGTACCGTACAGCATTAGCATTGATAAATCAGTCGTACGGAAAAGCGTCAGAACTGTTTGAATTTTGGGAAGCATTCTTAATGAACCTTGAATACAAGGACGGTACACCGATTGAATATAGATATAGATTAGCATTGATGCAGGAATATAGAAACCCGAATAACGTCAGAGAGATAGGACAACAAATGAGTAAAGTATTAGATCTTTATATAAATGGACACCTTGAGATGAACTGGGCAGGATTATTTAGACAAGTCGTATACAACCAAGTTCAGGACTACATGATAGGTCAAGTGTCTCAAAGTATTAACGAA